GCGACGCCTCCCTTTTTCCCGCTTTCTCGCGCTTCGTTCCCGCTTCGTGTGAACTTGTGAGCTTCTAAGTTGGCTTCATTCATCTGCCCTCACTCGTTTCTTAATCCCATGGCAGCGGCTCAAAATTTATCTTTGAATAGTCAACAAATCCCTGCTTATCCACCGGGGTTGTGCCTCGCTTTGACCTGGATTCATATCCGCTGCGCCTTCCTTTAGCTCCGTTGCTTCCTCCGGAACCACCTTTTCTCTTTCCTCCCCAGTCACTTCCGCTCATCCGCGATCTCCTTTACTGCCGCAAACATCTTGCGGCCGGCATACTCGACCGGGACGCGGTTCACTTTCGCGGATCGCAGGAACTCACCGACCTCGTCTGTCTCTTCCTGCTTCTTCTGCCCGCTGAAATCAAACTCAAGCGATGAGAAATCAAACGAAAAGTCCATCCGGATTAACTCCCATTGAACCAGGCATCAAACTTGCTGCGATTTCTTTTTTCCCATCTGTCATATGTTGAGGTACGCCCGCCTTGCTTGCTGGCTGTGATCGCCATATCCTTTTTCATGTCTTCGATGAACTTCTTCCCTCTGGCCTCTCTCTCGGACATAAGTTTCATTATGGCAGGGCTGTTACTTTTATCTGCATAGAATACTGCCTTACCGCCTATTGTGCCATATATGATTGTATTTCCGGCAATCGAATAATCCTTGAATTCTTTTCCGCTGAAGGTCTGCGCATTAGTAGCTCTGGCTTCTGCCATTGCAGCGAACTTTCCCTCTCGCTCTCTTGCCTGATTTCTCAAACCTTTTAGCTGGCTGTTTTCAGCACTATAAAATATTTCATTTCTTGTCCGGTTAGATTTTGCTATACCGGATGACGCGGAACCTCTCCCACCCATAGATATACCTCCTCATGAAAAAAGTGCGCCAAGATGTCTGTTATCTGCGCGCCACTTCCTGTGAGATCCTGCCCCTCTTCCTCCCATTACTTCCAGCCTTCCCGTGCAGCGATATATTTCACTTTGGTATGCCCGAAATCATAATCAATTTTTGATCCGTAACATACAACTGTCTTTGGCGTCAGGCGTTTGATAGCTTCATCCATTCCGGCTGTCCATATTTGCTGTGCGTCTTTGTCCCGCATCACCCCAACTGTGCTAACCGCAACTGTTCCACCCGGAACAATACCATCAAAGCAAAAGCGGAATGATTCAGGCTCCGCCCAGGAAAGTGTAGGGATCACTTTGCATCCCGCGTCCTGCATCATCTGGCCGACAAGGCGTGATCTGTAAATGTTCCAGATCTTCATTGCCCGCGGCATATCCATATAAAGGCTGAAGTCAGGTGTAAGAACACACGGAAACTCTGTAAGCTTTTCTATATAGCTCTGCGGATCGGACCATATTCTTTCAAACTGGTAGTCGTCAATGAAGAAATGCACGCCTGCATCTCTCCGGCTTGTCGACAGCACATAATTAAACCCGATCAGATTATCTGGCACATAATCACATGGTTTAATGATCGGCATCTGATACCATCCGCTTACTCTGTTTTCGTCGTAGTCATCCAGATTGTAAGCGTTGTTTGTCCTCTCCCTCTCGTCTCCGTAATATCCGGTTTCTTCCTTCTCCGGCTCCGGCTGGAAGTTAAAGTCCGTCTTGAAGTCGAACCCGAACTCCGTCATATCGATTCTGCAGATCTTTTTGAGCTCGTCCGACAGCATGCCGGGATTCCATGTAGCTTTCTCCGCGACCTTATTGTCTGCCAGCCTGAAGGCATTGATCTGCTCTTCCGTGAGATCATCCGCGATGATACATGGTACTTCCTTCAGCTTCAGCTTCCGGGCTGCCTTATACCGCGTATGTCCGGCAACTATAGTCCCGTTCTTGTCTATGATGATCGGGACCTTGAATCCAAAAGCGGAAATGCTCTCCGCGACCGCATCAACCGCCTGGTCATTCTTTCTCGGGTTATGCTCGTATGGATGAATCTCTCTGAGCGTCTTTGTTATGATCTGCATATTTTCTATAAACGAAAACGGCGGGTGTATGGTCCCGCCGCTCTCCAGGAGTATAAAGTATGTATCGGCTTCCGGGATTTCTCCCTTGCCCATTAAAAAAGCTCCGGGTGGTATACCCAGAGCATGGCGGGGTGCTTGCCCCGCCGGGTGAATTTGTATAGCGGCCTGCACTCTTCCGCTAAAGGCAGCACTGCTGCCACTACCTTTCAGTTTGACACCCCGTATATACAAAGCGGCAGGCATTGCGCCTACCGCTCACACAGGATGGGAAATGTGATCAGTCTTACTGACTCACTTTTCACGCTATCATCATATCACGATTGCCAGTGACATTCACTGCCATCTTTCCAGATGTTCCAGCGCCGATACATAAAACCGATAAGCCTGCCGCTGTGAGTAGTTCAGCATCACCGCCACATCCTTCATCCCTGGTCTCTTTACCGAGAGAAAATATATATCCAGCACCTGACGTTCCCTGCTGTCTGTCAGATGATTGATCAGTCGCTGCGCCTTCAGCCTCTTGTCAGTCAGCGCCGACTGTTTCCGCTTCAGCTCACCCATGTATTCTGCGATCTCCGCCATGCGGTCCGTGGTTGTATCCGTTGGTGAAACCTGCACCCGGTCTACGTCGTAGCGCATCGCGCCGGGAAGCAGCGACATCTCCAGCTCATAGATGCGATCCCCGATCTCCTCGATCTCCTTCTGTTCATCTCGAACCGAATACAGAAACTGCTTGGCCGTCATAGTACACCCCACATATCTTTGCTACTCGGCAGCCGCTGGCCGCAGTGCCGGCAGAATACATCAGTCAGCAGGATGTCTGCGCCGCACACTGGGCACTTGAATGTCCGTCTCCCCGGATACTCGCGCTGTTTCTCGACAGCGTTTACTGCGTCCATGATTGCGGTCTTCCGGATGACCGACTTTTCTTCTCCGGCCATCTGCAGCAATGTTGTTATCACGTCCATTGGCATCACCTCCTCTAGCTGTTACGAAGTTTCCCAGCTCGGTGTCTTGTCTTCGATCGGATTCACGCTGTTCTTTGCCATAACCTCTTCAATCGTCATCTTGACTCCCTTGTTCCATGCCCGAATCGCTTTTTGCTTCATTTTCTGCTGACACTCATATGTCCCATAAGGAACGTGCGCCTGCACTCCGACACGGCAGTTATCGCAACGAATAATCCAGCATGGAGGATTGACGTAGTCAGGCAGCCCAACCAGTTTTCGAATCGATTTGCTCATTCCTGCCGTCCATGTAATTTCCGGTGTCTCTCCGCATATCGGACATGGACTTATCTTTTGGATTCTCATGCTCTTTCCTCCTTGTTTGATTGTTCCAAACGCACGCGCGCGTTTTATGTGTGTTAATCGGCTGTAGGAGACGTGCAGTTATCATCTGACTTTCCCGTATCACGTCCATCGGCATCACCTCCTCTAGCTGTTACGAATCACGATCCACAAAGTGACGATCATTCCGAGACCGTAGCCAAGGATAAATGTCAGGAATGGCACTTCTCCGTCTCCTCTCTGTATGTTGCGATCATGAAAAGTCTGCACTGGTCGCACATCTCTCCATCTTCTGGCTGCCCTTCTCCGTATCTACACGTTCCGCACCAATCCATCCTCTCACCTCATTTCCCGGCTTCAGTACCTGCATCTTTATCGTCATCTTCATACATAAAATAGCCGTTCCTGTGCCTGAAGATTCCTTGCCATGTTGTGTTGTAAGTTTTCCCAATTAATCCTGCTAATTCTTTTACGCTTGTAGCTTGCCATATCGGATGGTCATTTTCATCGCAATATACGTATATCTTCATTGATTTATCCCACGTACTTTTGATGCTGATACTTCAATTCATCTTCATCAAGATCCAGATAAATCTGCGTTGTACTTAAATTTTCATGACCAAGCATTTTTGATACATACTCGACTGGCATCCCTCTTTTAAGCGCAAGCGTTGCGCAAGTTCTTCTGAATCTGTGAGGATGGCAATCAACGACTCCTGCACGTTTCCCGACTCTTCGAACCTTCGATTCGATCAGCCCACAATCAATAGCATTTTCCTGTGTAGGCGAAACGAGATTCGGATACTGAACCCAATCGCTAAGTGTTTTTCTGCTTTTCTTTATGCTATTCCATTCCTCTTTAACCGATCCTGATATGCTCTTTGGGAATAAATAAGGATTGCTATCTTTTCGGAGACCTAGGTAATCCGTAAGGGCAAGCTGTGCCGGTGCTGATAAATAAACATATCTGTCTTTATGGCCTTTCCCGTGAACAAGGATTTTGTCCCCATCAATCTCGCTCAGCTTTATCCCTGCAATTTCTGACACCCTGCACCCTGTTGAAAGCAACAGCTCGATAATCATTTTCTCCGTTTTGCTTTGACATACCATTCGTATCTTCTCTACTTCGATTTCCGAAAATGCCTTTTTCTTTATCTTCGGAACTTTTACCGGGTCGCACTTGTTTAACGGATTTTTGCTGATGTACTCTTCTTTCATCATCCACGCATAAAAACTTGATATTGCTCTTAGAAGATTCTGAAGATACACCTTACTGGCATGGTCACGCTCTTCCTTGATAGCCAAAAAATACTTGATGTCATCAGCCGTGATTTTAACAGGATTCTTTTGTATGAAATCAAAAAACGCATTAAGGCTTGCTTTATACATCCCAAGAGTCCGTTCTGTTCTTCCTGCTACTCGTTTGTTGACCAGAAACAGCCTGATGTATTTTTCTATCGCATCTCCTTCATATACAACTATTTCCGTACTGCGCTTTATGATTTCATATCGATTCAATACGATATAAATTCTTGCCTTGATATCCTCTGCGTTTATTCCTAGGTTTTGCATAGCAGAAAACAAATCTTGTTCAAGCTGGCTTCTTGCGTCTTCCAATATTCGCACCCCTTCGCATTAACCAAAGCGGATCGTAAAACATCGGAGTGTACCAGATATCCTGGCTCTCCTGCTCAACAGGTTGAATTGGCTCCCCAACTATCGGATTGCTGAGCGTGTCTGCAATGACTACATATCCCGGCATTCCAAGCAGAGACATCTGCACGTAGCACATCAGAGCTGTTACATCATCAATGTCTTGCCCGACAAACAAAGTCCTTTTCTGGTAATTGATTCCCTTTTCCTTGAGATTGTTTGCCATTCCGATCAATGTCGCTCCTGCGCCGCAGGCAGGGTCAACAACCGAAAACCAACTGCTTCCTGTTGGAATGTCATCAATTTGAGATAACAGTTTGGCAACATGATATGGAGTAAAAAATTGTCCTTTTATATGGCTTCCGAGTCCAAGCGTCATATACATATCACCAAGAAAATCCTGATCAGGATTCTCTTCGAGTGCCATCGTTACAAGCCCGAACAACTCTGATGGTTTTTCCATTGATCCATTGAAAGTGCTAAGGCATCCTTTGAACATCTTATCCCTTGCTTCGTGATGCTTCTTGCTGTAATCAACCGAATTAGAAATGGAACACGCTGACATTCTGATGAAATCCGAGAATACTCTCCATGGCTGTTGCGTAACGCATAACGATTCAAATAAGATTTGGATATCTTTTTTTATATTTGTTTCAGCCACTCCACATCCTCCTTTCCTCCCTTCACAGCTTGTTCAGCGGGCAGCTGACGCAGTACTTATTCACCAGATCGCCATACTTTTCATCGTCGGCATCCTTGTAGCCGTCCGTATACTTGCAGTAGTTGTCGCAGATCTCCGTCTGCACCTCCTCGAGGATCTCGCGTACCGGTTTCGTCTCTTCCATCTCCACTTCTCCTGTGTTAATCCCACGGCAGTTTCTCGTCTTTGCTAACTTCCACAAATCCGCCTTCGTCTGCTGCCGGATGGTCTCCGCCTGTGTTCTGATCCGCGACTGCCTTACTCTCCGCGAATTCCCAGCTGTCCACGATCACATCTGTCGTGTACACCTTCGCTCCATCCTTGTTCGTGTACGATCCTGTCTGGATGTGCCCATCGAGACAGATCTTCGTGCCCTTTCGGCAATACTTGTCTAATGCTTCCGCTGATTTCCCAAAAGCGACGCAGCTGATAAAATCCGCTGTATCCTGCTTCTTCCCGCGCCGATCAACGGCAAGGGTGAACCGTGCGACCGCCATTGCATTCTCACCCTGCGTATACCTCAGGTCTGCGTCTCTCGTCAGCCTGCCCATCAACACAACCTTGTTCATCTCAACCCTCCTGACACTCTCTCAGCGCCTTGTTTAATATCTCGATTTTCTTTTTTGCCTCCGTGACAACGTCCTGTGTTTCATGGAGCGGGCACCCATAACCTCGCCGGGTTCTTACGTCGTCGTCCGAATTTCCTAGGCAATAATCTGTTACCGTGCATATCGGGGAATAATCAACGCCAAATAGGTCTTTATACTGTTTCAAAAAAGCTTTCTCGCCTGTTACTTTGCGACGATTGTAGAATCTGCATTCAAGACAGTTATCAGGCATATCCATGTCAATCTGAATCATTATCCCTTCTCCTACAGCCTCCTATGCTGGTCTGCATTCGGACAAGTAGCAAAATGTGAGCAATAACCCCACTTGCAATGTTTGAAGTCTTGTGATGGATTTCCCTTGACGATCTCTCCGTCTGGCGTAATCACCGTAAGTGTGCCATTATCGTCTGGATCGTATGCCACCCCTAGCGCATCGCAGGGCATCATTTTTCCTGATTTCATCCTGATCCATACAATCTCTGCTCCGCATGATTTGCATGTGCTCATTTTCTGTTCCTCCTGTGTAATCCTTCCCGAAAACTCTCATCCACTCTTCGTGGCTGATCCATTTTTCAAAACTCTCTTGCGCCAGTTTCTCCAACTCCCGGTCATACCTTCCTGTGTCGTGCAGTACCATGTGGCACCTGTGGCACAGATGCACCGTCAGACCATACCTGTCAGCTGCCGCTCTCCTGCTGCCATGACATAAATGGTGACATTCTGTCACGCCTTTACGGCCACAAATAAAACACGTGTCTTTGTCGTCCCCAGGAATTATTGATTTAACCATTTGGCGACACCCATTTTTTCATACCACTGGTTTCTGGCAGCAATTGCGTCCGCTAAATTTTCAAAGCGTCCAAGATAGTATTGTTTGCCTGAATGATAAACTCCGACTTCATACTTATGATTTCTCAATCTTATCCCCTTGCCAAACGTCCCCGTTTTTACATTTCTTGGATGTCTCATGTTCCTTACTGAATACTTTGTGTTTTCTTTGTCTGTGCACCACTCGAGATTTTCTGCGAAGTTATCATCTCTTTTGTAATTTTTGTGATTCACCTCCGGCTTATTATCTGGATTTGTAACGAACGCTTTTGCTACAAGCCTATGCACGTAAAAGTTTTTCCTGTGGCCACAAACCGATAGCCCAACTAATTTATATCCATTCCCGTTCCCGGTAGGTGTAATTGTCCTACCCTTTAAAAGCCTCGTATATCCTCTTGAGCTTTTTATGTATCTATCAATAGACCTTACTCTTCCTCTGTTTGAGACCTCATATAAGTGCTCATAACCGGCAATCGGTCTCCACTCTTCTTTAGCCATTTGTCATCTCCTTTTGTTTCCTTCCCCAGTTACCGCAAATGTAACAGCGGTCCGTTCTGTCCCCCGGAATGATTCCCAATCTGCTTCCTCCTGTCCTCGATCTGTGCTGTCGCCGCGCTGATCAGCTGCTTGATACTCTCCGGGATCTTCGCTTCTTCCCGGCTCCGCTCCTTCGCCGCACGGTACGACCTCACAAAGTGTGACCGCTCGACCGTCTGAAATTCGTCCACATCCATCAGCGCCATCTCGTGCAGCCGATCCGGAGAGACCACGATCCGCCGGACTTCCTCCGGAAGCTTTTCGAACTCTGCCGCCGCATGGTACGTCGAATTCTCCGCAGCTCTGGCGACCAGATACCACGCCTCATCCTCGGTCAGCATGGCTGCCGCTGGATGCGTTACCTTCTCGATGCAGTCGATCACCTGTCCCGGTGATGGTGGGAACCCTTTCGTGTCGGATGCCAGATAAATCTTCAGCCCCGCCGATGCCTGCGAGTAAGTGTAGTTCTCCATCACGCCTGACCAGGCCTGAACCATGTTCTCGAGGTCCGCTGTCGACATCCTCGAAAACTGTGCCGGATATGTCGCCTTGATGACATAGATCAGCTTAGCCGCCTCCTGCGTTGTCACCTGGTGTCACCTCCCCGTTGATGATGCTCAGCAGATAGTCGTTCGCATCGACCGGCCTTGTTGTTCCCGATCTTGCCCTCTGCTCATTCGCGGAGCGATAGCCCCACTTCTCCATCGCCAGGGCATAGTTCTTGTACGATCGCCCGGACTGCTCACAGTATTCGTCAACAGCGCGGATCGCCGCTTCGGTCTCCGCCTCTCCGTGTTTTGCTCTGAGATCGCTGAGCTGCTGATCGGTGAGGAGAACATGGCCATACTGCCCGTGCTTGTGCCGCGTGGGGCGCGCTTGCGCGCTTCTCTTTTCTTTTGCACCCGTAGGGTGCTCATTATCATTTACATCTTCATCATCATTAACATCATCATTAACATCTACATCTACACTGCCGTTATCGTGCGATGTCGTTACGTTGTCGCACGATGTCGTAACGTTATCGTGCGATGTCGTTACGTTTCTAGAATTTGCAACACGTTTCTCATTGACAGCATTCATTGCATCAACCTTCGCCGCATATTTTCTGCTGTTCTCATCCATCTCAGGGCGGACGTTTGATTCGAAATAGGCCTTCAGAACAGGGTCTTTGATCTCATACTCCTCGCCCTTCTGATATGCACAGATTGCACGCAGCAGTTGGATTGCTTGAGCATCAGGAAGAGCAGACATCATATCCGCCCATGATTCATACATTACGAATGATCTTCTTGCCATTTGCCTCACCTCGGTAAAGTGTGAAAAAATCATCGATTCTTAGCGTCACAAGCCATTCCCCGCGGTCTTTGCGGTGGAACACTGCCGGTGCTCCATCCTTCCGCTTCTCCGCTTCTGCTACTGCCTGCTGCATAGCCTTCTCAAGATTCAGGTGCTCGACACGTTTACATTCAACGTGGATCCCCGGAAGCCCTACAACATCCGATTCGTGATAGAACACCTTCCCGCGGTGCGCTTCGTAACCATGTTCGCGGATGATGGATGCAAGCTCGCGCTCCGCATTTGCGCCCTTATTTCTGGCCGCTCTCCCGCGCTTCCTGCTGTCTTCTTGCTTTATCATGCTCTCTCTTCTCCATCTCACGGATCAGCTGCTTCATGTCCTCGTCTGGTGGTGGGGTCAGGTGGATGTCACGCATATCAGATACAACGCCATCCAGCAGCCTGGAGAATTCCTGTGTGTTGTAGGTGCTGCTGCCGAAAAAGCAGATCATCTGCACCATCTCCCGCGGTTCCCCTGTTTCCGGATCGTCGACAACGGTATCCCCGACAACCTTCGTCTCCCTCCACTGCTGCCGGACACCATCGACGGCATCCGGCCTGACAAGCAGATATGTATATTTCCCGTACCGTTCCAGCTCGAACAGGTACATCGACCAGTTGTCTGTTCTGAGGGCCTGCGCCAGTTCTCCCAGGCAGGCCCAGAGCATCGCGTTTGCGTCTAGGCTTCGGTGGTTCCGGTGCTTCTCTATCTTCAGATCAAGCTCCATGTCCTGATATTTCTCGGCGTCCTCCGGCAGGCAGTCCAGCTCGAAGGACACAATCGGTTTCTTCGACCGGAAGGGAAGATCAATGGCTTTCAGCCTGCCCGTCGTTTTCATCCGCGTGCTCCTTGTCCCATTTCTCGATCACGGCCTGCCCAACCTTCCCGAAGTCCGTCCAGTCGCCGACGGTCATCTCTTCCATCGAATTGTGGCCGTAATGGCCGTATATCGTTTCTTCTGGCATCCGGTGCTGCAGACACATCTTCCGGAGGACGATCACCTGTTTCTCTGTGATCTTGTCGTCCGGGTTCGTCTTTTTCTCCCGTGACCACTTGTAAACGGTCTTTCCTGTGTCCTCATTGACGATAACCAGTGATGATATCCGGTCATCTGTATAGCTGATTTCCGAAACGATGAAATGGTCGTATGTCGTTAGCTTTCCGTTGTTCTGCTTCGGTGAATAGTTTCCCGCACTGATCCAGATCCTCGGGGCGGTGTAAAGCTCCCGCCCGATGCCCCAGTTGAAACAGGCCCTCTTGAATGCGTCACTTGCCTGTCCTTTTTCCTTTTCGGTATTGCTCTCAGTCCCTACATCCTGCTTCCATACCCATCCGCTGAAGGTGTCACGGTCAAACCAGATTCCGACACTGCAGAACAGGTTGCCATTTATCAATTCGTGCTTCCTCTGCCAGCGGTCATGCCCGACCGTCTCATCGAGGATGTTCTGGTCAACGCGGGCATCCTTGTATAACAGCAGGAACAATCCTTTCTCTGTGATTCGTGAGACGCGGCACTCTATCTCGTCCGCCCTCAGCAGCCTGAACATTCTTCCCATCCTTCGTTACCTCACTGTCATTGACTGGTTTTCCACCAGCTCCGCACCGGGGATCGTTTCCCCGGCTGCAATTGCCCTACGGATCGCCATCTTGTTCGGGACCGGATCAGGCTGTGTCACGTAGTCAGCCGGGATCATGCTCAGGTCGTCGATCCTCACCGACTTTGTTCTTCTCCATGACACGGCAGCCCGCGTTGTCTTGAATGCTTCGCCGTTGAGGTAACCTTTCAGGTATCGAAGCAGGCTTTCCGTCTTGTTCTCCGATGCCTTCTCCCTCGCTGCGAATGCCTCCTTTTCTGCCTTCAGCGCTGCCGCTTCTGCCCGGAGGTTTTTGATGAAAAGGCAGATGTTTTCGATCTTCCGGTCCCGATCGAGCGCCAACTTGTCGAATGTATACTTCATCTCCTCGTCGATGATCTCGCCCGTCTCAGGATCAACTGCTGCAGCGAATGCCTCCATCATCTTCTGGTCGATCTCATACAGATTCATTCTTTCTCCTCCTGTTATTGATCTCCGTAAGCAGTGTTGTATTCTCAGCGCTTCGGTGAATCGACAAGCACTTCCTGACATCATCAATATTTACTGTCGAACAGGTCGCAATCTGAACTCCTTCCGGAGTGATCATATCCATCATGTTGAAATGCTCCCTTTCCTCTTCGTCGAGAAAACGCTGCAATTCGTTGATCCGTGCGCAGATCCTTTCATTCCGCCTCAGCTCGACCGCATACATCTTTACCAGCTCTATCAGCGTGTCCATCCTGTGTCCCTCCTTTTCACGCGCCTACTTTCGTATCTGCCCATCTGGTCAGGCCGTACCGGTCGCCGATTGTCGTCGTGTAGTAGTGCTTTTCGCGGATCAGTGACGACAGCGCCCGGCAATTCAGGATGTAAAACGCGATCGCAATGAGTGCTGTAACTCCCATCCCTGGCTGGCTTTCAGGCCTTGCCAGTGCCAGGAATCCCGCCGCTATACCGGCAGACAAAGCCTTAATGATTACCTTTCTTCTCATTTCTTTCCCCTCCTGTGATTTGAATCGCGAGCTGGCATTCGCCATCCCGCCAGTTACTGCTCAGGCAATGCCTTCGTGCGGCTGCATAGCTCATGTGTTCCTTGCGGATGACATCGCCATTTTTGATTTTTATCACTGCCACTCGACACATTTCCCGCGCCCTCTCATCGCTCCGCAATGCTTTGCCCCTGCGACCAATGCGCTGCTAAACTTTTCTTTAGCTGATCGTCGCTCTTCACAGCTTATCTATGGCCAGTCCAGGCACAGCATCGCTACGGCAATTCATTGCCTACTTCTCTTCTTCTCCTCTCCATGCCAAAGCAATACCCAGAGACACCAAGCTATTGCAGCGCAATACGGCGCAAATCATCGCCTAGACTTTTCTTTTCCAGTCGTTGCCTAGCCATCGCTCATCTTTGCTACCTTGGCCCTTGCGAATCCACATAATGCATTGCTTGTGCGTTTCAGCGCCTCTCTTCGCTTTACCAGCTACGTAGCCTGTCAGCACTTTGCTATCGCTTCGCCGAGCGATGCGGCGTGTTGCCTTTGCAAAACCTTTCTCTGCTTTTCCTTCTCCTTGCAATCCTAAACACTACCTTGCCTGCGCATTTCCACTCTTTTCTTATGGACCGCAATGCAGCACTGTTCTTCTGCGATGCCTATGATCGCTGTGCGTCGCCCAAACAGTACATTGCCTTGCTTTTGCAACTTAACGCTTCGACATGCCGTAGCCATTCAATGCTTTTCTCTTCCATATCGTTGCCATTACTCTTCCGGATCCACATAGTCCCATATGAAGGATCCCTTTCGGCTGTTCCGCCAACCGCCGATACCGTTGTCGTAGCCATAATCCAGCCATTCCTCGATCATTCCCCGGCTTCCCTCACCAAGCAGACTCACGATGTCGAACTCCACCCATGCGCCCGGCGCGATGGATTCCGAATCGCTGATTGCCACGCGGTCACCCTGCGGAGTCGATGCCCGCAGCGGCCGCTGACAGTCACCGATCGGCTTGTTCGTGTGGATTACGATCTCGCGGACTGTCTTATCTTCAACAGTGCCGTTTGTGATCGCGTCCTTGCTCTTCCGAACGTCGCTGTAGACCTGAATCAGCGTGTCTATCTTGCCCTTATAGGCCGTGAACTTCTTTGCGGTTGTCTCGCTCTCCGGAATCTGCCGGCAGGCTCCGCAGGCGGATTTGAAAAACCCCCTGATCTGGTAGTCGAACAGGATCGGATCGCCGTTGTCGTTCCGCGGGAAGAACGTCTTCCCCTTCGTGATCTCCTCGTCGGCATTCAGGTTCTTGATGTCCTCAAGCTCCTGATGGACAAGTTCATCACGCTGTTCATCGGTCAGGCCTTCCCTGATGTATTTCTGGCTGGCTTTCTGTTTCTTCTTGATCTTCCCGGCGACATAAGTTCCGTGGATATCCTCATTCCCGGAAGCTGTCCCCAAAAGCTCGTTCATGAAGGTCAGCCGGACATGCATCACAAGCGCGTCCTTCCTCAGTCTCTCGCCCCTTGTCCTTCTCTTATTAAGTTCTGCCGCATTCATTTGTGTTTCCCTCCTGTGTGTGAATGTTTATGCTTCTCCCGCTCCGCGCCTGCGCCAGAAGTCCTCCAGCGCTTCAACGCGCACCAGCCGGATGCTGCCGTCAAGAATAAAATCCCGGTCTGTTGTCTGATCATCTTTGCGCATGTCAGACAGCAGCTTCGTTGCGTAACTTCGGGACACCGAATATTCTTTCGGGATGTCCCTAACCCTGACCCATCTTCTGTTCTCCATCCTGTGTCCTCCTGTTAGTGTCTTTTATGACACTTTTTTTACAAAAAAAATGGGCGTCGGGTCTCCAAGATCAAGTAAATCAATGGATTTCTGAATCTCAGATTGAGTAAATTCAGATTTTCCATTGACTTTGCGATAATAGGTAGTCTTGTCGATTCCAATGTAATCGCAATATTCCTTGATGGAAAGGCCTTTCGATTTAATTTCGTATTCAAGCAAGTATTTATCCACTTACAATTCCCTCCTTTCTCTCGTGTCATATAGGACACTTTTAAGGTATCACTCAACAGATGTGTTGTCAAGTGCAAAAGTAGCTCATAATACACTTTTTAATAAATTTATCATTGTCAGTGTTGCATTTATGACACTTTTATTCTATATTATGTTCATAGGGGGATAACAAATATGACGACCGGAGAAAAGATAAAATCGTTAAGAGAGCAAAAAGGCATGACATTGGAAGAACTCGGAAATAAAGTTGGTGTTGGAAAGAGTACCGTTCGTAAATGGGAAAATGGAATGATCGCAAATATGCGCCGTGATAAAATTGCAAAGTTAGCAGACGCTCTTGATACATCGCCCGCAGAACTTATGGGATGGAAAAATCCATCTCGCATTATTCAGAATCCGCTTGGTGCTAACCGAATTCCTGTTTATTCAGCTGCCGGAGCCGGACGTGAGCATTTGGCAACTGATGACATCCTCTATTACATCGATTACAGCGGAGATTCAAACGGCATAATCGGAGTTGTAATTGACGGAAACAGCATGACTCCTACCATCCCCAATGGTTCGGTTGTGATAGCTGACCGGAATCTAGCTGTAGAATCTGGCGATATTGTAATAGCAATAATTAACTCCGACAATGAAGCTCTTTGTAAACGTTTCAAAAAATATGATGACGGCATCGCCCTTGTATCTGACAACCCGGATTATCCGCCGCGGTACTTCTCGGCTGATGAGGTGCAAACTCTTCCGATCAGGATCGTCGGAAAATGTACAGAAGTACGGAAGAAGTTATAGGAGGAAAACACTATGAAAAAACATGCAATCGCAACAATGATTCTGGCGATCGCGCTGGCGGTGCCGGTGATCACGCCTGCTGCGGAAGCTCCGCAGACCGAGGCTACGGCAGAGACAGAAGGGAAAGAATACACTTTCAGAGGGATCCCATGGGGATCATCTCTTGAGGAAGTAGAAAACTCGGAATTTGTTAAAGATCATCCTGATTTCACATATGAGAAAAACGAGGGGAAATTAACCATTACCGATGCGACTGTCGCAGGCAAATCATCCGCAGCAGTTCTATGCTTCGGTGACGACGGATTATATTCTGGCATGTACATTTTGTCAGAAGAGCATACCGATCTGCTCAATTATTATCAAGATTTTCTTGATCTTCAGGAAGCCCTTACGAAGAAATACGGTGAACCTGATGAAACGGACGATGATTGGAAGAATGATCTTTATAAAGATAAGCCATCCAAATATGGAATGGCAGTAGGTGCGGGACACGTTAAATTTATTCGTAGATGGAAAGGCGAAGATTCGGTTATTACACTTGGGTGTGTTGGCGATAATTTTGAGATTAGCAACGCTATATACTACCAATCTATATCTCTACAGCCAAAAGAAACCGAAGACGATGGATTATAAACCGCGATTGCCGTTTATTTTTCCCATTTTTGCATGAAAAGTGCAGAAATCAGGAATAATATCGCGTAGAAACTGCATTATAAAAGCCGCCCGGTGCTGCAACACCAGACGGCGATGGTCATTGTACCCCGACGCATTATACGGGCAACCTCTGACCTTTTTCATTATATCACAGGAGGTGGAATATGTGGATAGCTGAAAGAAATGGCTACAAGATCATGCAGGAACGGGTCACCGACCCGCTGACGGGGAAATCAAGGATTGTGTCCTGCACCATCCAGAAGGACACCCCGGCAGGGAGGAAGGCCGCCAGGCAGAAGCTTGAGGCGAAGCTGCTGCGGAAGAAGCCGGCATCGCTGAAAAAGCTGAAGCTGTCCGACCTGATCCGGAAATACGAGGAATCCATGCAGCAGGACGTAGACCATGGCGACCTCAGGGAGCAGACCATGATCCGGAACATGTACTCCATGAAGACGCTGTTGAAAACCCTTGATGACGTGTATGTGGATCAGTTGACAGCGGGATACGTGCTGCAACGCCTGGATGAATCCGGACGTAACAACACCGGGAAAAATGAGCTTTTACGTCGGCTGAAAGCTTTCCTCCGCTGGGCGTACAAGCGTGATCTGATAGAGACCAGGGATGTGATCGACAAGATCGACAAGTATCCGGAACCATCGGAGCGTGAGAAAATTAAGGATAAATACCTTGAAGCCGGCGAGGTCGAAAAGTTGATCACCGGTATGACCTGTAAGCGATGGGCACTGCTGACTGAATTCCTTGTCCTTTCCGGTCTGCGGATCGGCGAAGCTATCGCCCTGGATACATCCGATATCGACGCGCGGAATATCCATGTGACTAAAACATTTAACTCAATCACGCATGCTATTGGGCCGACGAAGACGGACGGTTCTACTCGAGACGTACACATCCAGCCTGAGCTGGCGCGGTGCATCAAGGAAATCAAAATAGAAATGCTCAAAGAGCGGATGATTTACGGGTACGGTTCTACCCCGTATTTTATGACGGGGCCAGATGGGGAGAGATTATCGTATTACGCCTATAAATATTATTTGAAAAAGTCAGGCAAAGACATTCTCGGACGGGAAGGCGTGACGCCACACATAACAAGGCATACGCATACATCATTGTTGGCGGCAGCAGGTGTACCGTTCGACACGATCAGCCGCAGGCTTGGTCACAGCAGCCCCCAGATTACCAGAAATATCTATATGCATATTACGAAAACACTTAAGGTCAATGATGCTAAAGCTGTGGACAATGTTTCAATGTTCAAAGTTTGCTAAAATTATTGCTAAAATTGCTATTAAAATTTTTCTAAAACCCGCATTTTTACGGCATTAAGCAGTCATATACTATGCCCTCGTCTGTCTTGTTGCGAAATAGCATATGTGTGCATAGTAGCGTATTTACTGGGGCTTTGTAATCAGCAAAGTCTATAAATACCCATATTGGCATATAGTTTGCTAAAAAAATTGCTAAAAACAGGGACGGTGATCGCCGTCCTTGTTTGATGATAAATGTGTATCTGGTGGTGAAGTGGATTCCGCCGATCTTCGTCAATGCCGATGACGGCAACGATGCGCCGGTGACGATTCACAAGGTCAAATAAAAGCGGGGCATTGCGCCCCGCCGTTTTACTTGTTTTCTTTCTTTTTTCGATGATCCGGATACGATTCGTCTTCATCGATCAACCAGTCTCTGCCGATTTTCCTGGCTGTCTGAAAGCT